AGGTAACTCGCAATCTCTTCCAAGGTTTTACATGGAAGGGAGGTCTCCCCAAGTTCTTACGGGGTTTCCTCGAGCTCATTTTCTCGGTAGATTCGGGCATTATTGTTGACAAGCCTGACATTGACGCAATTCGCGCCGTCCGTCAGCTTACGCTGATGTTCGGCAAGATTAACCGTGAGTGCTCAAAAGAGCGCACGGCCGCGGCTTTGAAAGGGTTTGTTGATTGTGAGAAGTCAGTTCTGGAGATGGATGGCCAGAGGAGCCACGATGATTACGTGGTTTTCCATAGGGTTGCTCGTCTCTTGTTCGCTAACATTCTCTCCGAAGTTGACCGAAAGGTCTTCGACGGTGAGGTTGTGCCGAAACACGGACCAGGTGCTACTGCTGATGGACTTAAGGGAAACCGAAAGTTCACCAACCGCACTTGGACGGACCGCCTCGAAGAGGCGGGCCTACATGCTGAGAAATATTTGTTTCCCAGTGTCTCCCATTTCATGGAGGCATATGACCGTGTGAGCTGGCTCGAACCTGGTGCGGAACCGCCCGTTAAGGTGGTAGACGTGCCTAAAACGCAGAAAGCCCCCCGCATTATAGCGATAGAGCCTAGCTGGGTTCAATATGCTCAGCAAAGTTTGCTAGAAGCGGTGAAACATGAGATCGAAGAGGGTGACTCCCGATCGGTCTTTGTTGGTCTCACGCATCAAGAGCCTAATCAGCATCTTGCGCGTGAAGGCAGCCTTACTGGCCGCCTTGCAACGCTAGATCTTAGCGAAGCGTCTGACAGGGTTTCCTATCAGTTAGTACAAACTCTCTTGGCTGATCACCCCCACCTAAAAGCGGCGGTAGATGCTACTAGATCAAAGCTAGCTGATGTTCCTGGTTATGGGGTTATTCCCCTTGCCAAGTACGCATCTATGGGTTCAGCACTGACGTTTCCGATAGAGGCAATGGTATTTACTACCTGCATCTTTGTTGGGATCGAAAAGTCGCTAAAACGGCCCGTTACCATGAAGGACATTGCAGCCCTTCGTGGAGAGGTACGCGTCTACGGGGATGATATTATCGTTCCCGAGAAATTTGTGCTAAGCGTGATTTCGACCTTGGAGTCCTTTGGCTTCAAGGTTAATATGAACAAGAGTTTCTGGACTGGAAAGTTCAGAGAATCTTGCGGAAAGGAATACTATGACGGCGAGGATGTTACAATTGTCCGAGTCAGAGAAGAATTCCCTACGACACGCAAGAACGTCCGCGAAGTCATAAGTACAGTCTCCCTCAGGAACCAGCTTTACAAAGCTGGTCTGTGGAAGTCTGCGTTCTACTTGTCCTCGATTATCGAGAGGGTAATCCCCTTTCCTGTAGTTGCGGAGACATCAGCGGTGCTGGGACAGCACAGCTCGCTGGGTTACCAAACCCAGTGGATTGGCGGTCACAAGCAAGCACCCCGTGTCAAGGGGTGGACTGCTCGGGTGGTACTACCAAAGAATAAAATCGATGGTAGTGACGCTCTGCTCAAGTTCTTCGTGCTCAAGCGGGGTAATGATCCGCATGACGAAGGTGGCCACAAAATGGACATCTTAGTCAAGAGTATCGATCACTTGGAACGTTCAGGACGTCCCGTACGCGTCGACATGAAGTACGGATCGGCATCGCCTTATTAATGAGGCGATGGCTGGTATCAAATCCAGCTGTGAGGAGGGC